TAATAATGTTATAGGAGAAAATAATATAATTAAGTTATCGTCGATTTCTGCAACGATATGGGGTAGAATAGGAAAAATAGGAGATAAGATAGCAATATCATCAAGTGCTTTAGGTACTACTGGAATGAACGGCATCATTTTATCGACTAATAATAATGACCCAGTTGCAGGTACTAAAGTATTCATAGATAATTCCGGAAATGTAGGAATAGGAACAGGTGTAACAACTCCTACACAAAAACTTGATATAGATGGTCGAATAAGAATTAGACAAGGTACACCAGGTGTAAATAAGGTTTTAAAATCTGATGATGCCAATGGTAATGCAAGCTGGGAAGATGTAGGTACTTTAGTTAATGCTTCTGGACAAGGCGTGCCGACTGGTACAATTGTGATGTGGGGAGGAACTTTAGCAAGTATACCTACAGCTCAATGGCAGTTATGTGATGGGACAACATCGGTTGCAGGGCCTCTTAGAGTTCAATTGGCCGCGCAAGGATATCCATTCGGGCAGGACTTTTCAGGTAGAGCAAGAGTACCAGACCTAAGAGAAAGATTTATAGTAGGTGCAGGAGGATCCGGCGGCGGAAATCCAGGTGTTGCAGGTTCACCTTACACAGTAGGTCAGGCTGGTGGTTCTAACGAGGTACAGTTACAAGAAAGCGAGATACCTGGACATACACATAGTGTTAATGCAGTGAATATCCCTTCGTCTGGAGCACATACTCACACTTTAACATTAAACAAAAGAGGTGGTGGAATCAATGGTCCTTATGGACTTGTCTCGCGAGAGGACAATGAAAGTACTGTAAATTATCCTAACGGTGAGGCATCAGGTGTGAATAGTGCGAATTCAGACCATACACACACTGTCCCTGCACATACTACAAACTCAACAGGAGGAGGCGATTTTCACGAAAACAGACCGCCATTCTTTGCACTTTGCTTTATTATTAAACATACATAATATGAAATTAACAGAATCTGAAAGAATTAAAATTAATGCTTATATAAGTAAATACAAGGAGATTCATAGTCAACTTGATATTACTCTGAAAAAGGTTGATATTTTACTTCATGAAAAAGACAGTCTTCTAGATGACTTGATAAATACTAGAAAGGAAGAAGAATCTTTCAAGAATGAATTAATAGAGAAATACGGCGAAGGCGTTTTTAATATTGAAACACTTGAATACAAAATAAATTAACATTAATGGCATCTACGTCTAAATTCTTGCAGCTTGACCCTCAGGTACTGGTAGAATATATCTATACTGACCCGTTAGGCCCTGAAATAATTGAAACTGACGCAAATGGTGCCAAGATACTTATACTTGAGAACCCATATGTCGGTGCAAATCATCTTTTTAGTGAAGATAATCCATTTATCGTAACAGGTAATTTAAGATCTAGAAGTGTTTTACCTTTAAATACTGTTAGAAGCCAATATGCCTATCTAACAACATCAAACGTTGTTAATTACCTAGACTTTGATAATTCAGTAGACAGTGTTAATGAACTACTAGGTCAGTTAACTACATTACCGAATGTTCCGACTAAAGCTCCACATTATGACACCATTAGAATTCACTTAGTATCAGGATATTCGTTTGAAGGACTAGGTGAAGGTTTTATATTTGAAGCTCTTGTAAGCGATAGGAATAGTAATAAAAATTCAGTAGCATCTATTGTCTATAGACCTTCTGATAACTATGAAATTTTAAATCCTACTCCTTTTATTTTAGGTGAAAAACTTTACACTAAATACATTGAAATAAAAGTCCCTGCAACATCATGGATGACAGACGAGTATTTAGTTGATAAAACTAATCCGAATACATTAAGTTGGTTATTTACTTCAGGCAATGGTCTTAAGGTTCAGAATACAATAGAACTTTCTTTAAAATATGTAGTAAAAACCGAGAAAATAAATGGTCAAACTTATTTTTACCCAGGTGAAACAAGTAGAGCATCTATAAATATCAGAGATGAATATAGTAATTTATATGCTGTAGTCGAAGAGTCAGTAACGGGAGATTATTTTGAATTATATGGTGAATATGCAGGCGACATTTATGAAGACTTTATATTACAGCTTAATAATGAACCTGATACGGATATTACAGTCTTACATGATATACAAGTATTGGAACAGATTGGTACATCATTTGTAAAAACATCTGAACAGTCTTTCATCCAGTCTGACGATTTCAGTGTGCCATATAGATTTAGACCTATTATAATTAATTCACATATAGCAACTTCATATAGAATAATCTATACGCTTAGATTATTAAATAAAGTAGATAATAGTCAGATTATACGTACTGTACAGTACTCTTCATTTGATGTTAAAAAATACGGAAGAAGATTCAGAAAGCTTAATTTAGGTACAGTACCGAGTGTGACAAAGGTTTATAATACTTTACCAGGAGAGACACAGAATATCATACTCAATAATGATGTTAACTTTAATATCTCAACAGAAGGTGGTACCACAATTGTAAAACAAACAGAGTTCGTATTAGGATTTAAAGAATCTGTTAAAGTAAGTGCTTCTTCAAGCAATGTAAAAACTACACCTGCAGTACTACAGGAAGGCGACATTGTTCCTACAGCAGAAGGCTCCACTATAATGGTAGGAGACGTTCCTCTAAATATAGTAAGTACAACACCTACTAATAAGATTTATCCTCAGAACGAGGCAAGTATTATAGTGTCCCCGTTTGATGATTTCGTAAAGTTTATATTTTACGATAATAGTTTACAAGAAGCAACAGGTGCTACAGACCCTCAGTTACTTGACCTGTCTTCAGTAGGTACACTTTATTTAAGCTTTTTTAATGATGAGACTAATGATGAAATACGTGTTTCAAACTACACGAATATAAGTGGTATAAATCCTGCACAAGGTGAAGTCGTCTTCAAAATTTCAAAAGAAGAAAGTAAGAAAATCTTAGGATTTACTAGTAATATATTTTACGTTTCCTCTAGACTTGAAGTAGGGCAAAGTAAGAGTGACGAAACTTTATTGTATACTGGTAAGTGGTTTAAACCTCAAGACCTATTTCAACAGACTGCTTCTGAAGTAGTTGAACAATTGAAGAATACGCTTAAGAATCTTAATCTCCAACTAAATACGGAGAAATCATCAGCCAATGTACTAATTTCAAATCAACAAAAAATTATTGATGATTTAATAAAAGAAAATTCTATTCTTCAGCAACAGGCTACAGAGCTTACGAATACTACAGTGAATACACCTGCTGCTACAAACAGCACAGTAAGTACTAGTAATAACACAGTAAGTACTAGTAATAACACAGTAAGTACTAGTAATAACACAACAAGTAGTAGTAATAATGATGACAAGATAAAAAATAACCTGTTTCAGAAAATAAGAAAAGGTAGAGGTCAATTTACTTCAGACAAAGAATATGAAAAGAGAAAAGGTATAAGTGTAAAGAAAATAAAGTTTAACCCATAATGTTATTAAATGCTAGAAATAATTTATTCGAGTTTAATTTTCCGAAAACATTTATGCCTGATACAGTATCTAAAAAATACAAAGGATATCTTAACAGAATACCTGGTAATGTCATAGAAGAACCAATCGATTTTATCAATTATACTATACAGAGTATTAATATTCCGGGTATTGGATATGAACCAGTTGAGCAATTACAAAAACCGGGTAGAAACATACAATATAGAGATGCAAGACCTGTTCAAGAACTATTTCAAAAAGAACTTACTGTTACATTCCAATTAGTAGATGGTTATATTAATTATTGGATGATGCAGGACTTACTCAGATACTATTATGCATTCGAGAATAGACAACCATTCTTAGAAGACCTAAACGTCAGAATGTTAGATAGCGAAGGAAATGCTCTAGTTACTGCCAGACTAATCAGACCTATCATGAAAAATATGGGAGACCTTTCATTAAGTTTCGCTAGCAATGTCGCGGAATTTACCACATTCGATGTTACATTTGGCTATAACGAATTAGACATTAAGATAGAATTGGACTGATATATAATTAAATACTAAGCACATGGAAAAGATTAAAACATTTGAAGAATACACGCAATCTCTTTCTTCAACTAAAAATGAAGAATTTGAAGTTGACAGAGGAATTGAACTCGATAAAAAGAGTGATATAATATCTGACAGTCTTCAGAAAAAGATGTGGGAGTACGCACATGGGTCTATGGAGTCTGCCGTTAATTATCATAACGACGGAGATGAGAAACATACAATCGAAAGATACATGGCTGAAGCAGCAAACGTAATGGCAGAAAAGTTAGTTAAAGCTCTTAAAGAAAATATGTCATTAGCTACTCTTGCTAAAGAGCAGATAGTAAAAAACGAAGCCAAGAAACAAGAGCTAATGGAAGAATTTAGTGAAGAAGAAGCTAAAAATGAAATCAGAAAGTCTGTAAAAGAAAAACTTGACAGAGCATGTGAAATGATTAAAGATTCTTTTACTAGGAAAGTAGACAAAGCGATGAACGAAAACGCTGCACTTGCAGGTATGGTCGCTTCACAAATGATGAAAGATAAAAGATAAGATGAATAAAGTTAAAACATTTGAAGAAATTCTAAATGAGTCAATTCATTCATTAAGTGAAGATGAATTGTTAATCGCCCTAAACGAGAGTTATAAACATGAACTAACAGAGGAAGAAGAGGCAAAAGTAGATGAAGCTATTAAAAAGTTTGTGGATGAATATCTAAATTCAGGGAAGACCTTTGGAGATTTACAGACAGAAATAACGAACGAAGGTATAATAGGTTCTATATTAGGAGGTTTAACAGGATTTGCACTAGGTAAGTCTATAGGTAAGATTATTGCAGGAGTACTCGGCATTGAAAAAGGAGTATTTTATGAATTATTAACAAGTCGTTTAGTAGGAGCTGCACTAGGTGCATCGCTTGGTAGACGCATCTAATATATGGGTGAAATATATATAGGTTTAGATTTCTCACTTAATAGCCCAGCAATATGCATTTACGATGCTTCTTATAAATGGGTTTCACATTGCACGAAAGTAACGACGACTAAAAAAGAAATTAGAATACAGGAGGAAGTGGCTTCATTGAATGATGTCGACATGGAATTTCAAGGTTCTTTATTGAGAGGTGCTGACTATTCTTCAAATGATAATGCAAGTATATTAAACTATATTAGACATGCAGACAAAATACTCGAAATGATTTTATCAAATCTAGGTAAAATAGATTTCACTAATACTATATTTCATTTTGCATTTGAAGGTTATTCTTTTAATTCATTTACAAGGTCTGATAATATAATAGATATAGTTGCTGCGACAACTCTAATGAAAGACCGTATTATATCTAGTGGTATATTTAAGAATTTTACTATTGACATTGTGTCACCGACAACATTAAAGCAATTTGCAGGTTATGGTAAATTTGATAAAATAGATATGTTTGATGTTTTCACCAATCAATATCCTAATATTCAATCCAAGTGGGCCGCGGCAATTCAAGTAGACCATGATAAAAAAGTAGCTAAAGGTAAAAAATCAGTTTTCTCTCTAAATTATATTGATGACACTTTACGTGGCCAGTTCCATAGTTATTGTTTAGAATTAGAAATAAATCGGGACGTCAAAAAGCCAAAGATACCTAAACCTATCGATGATATGATTGACGCATATTTTGTCTGCTGCTGGCTAAGGGAAAAATTTATGGATAAAAGCTTTAAAGCCAGAGTCCTCTAGATACCATCCTACTTCTGGGGAAGAGAGAGTATATTTGTAAGCCTACCCCCAGCAAATTGTTTCAAGTTTCCTAGCATTTTTTTCAAAGTTTTTTCTCAGCATATTTATTGAAACATATCATAATAAGACGATATATACATTGTGCTTAATTAATAGCACATTTAACAGTCACGTAAAAGGTAATAATTAGGCAGAACTAGGCCGGCAAAGTAAGCTGAACATTCCTAAACGGGCTATAACTAGTATTAACAATTAAATAAAAAGGCAAAGTAAAATGGAAAATTTCGACATTTTCGGTAGCACATCAATCGATGTAAATTCTCACAAACCACAAGCTACTAAAGAATCAGTAATCTACTCACCAAAGGCTAAAGATGCTGCAGACGGTGTGTATAATGCAAAAGTAAGATTTTTGTATAATCCAAATGACCCGGTAAACGGTTCAATCATCAAGAAAATTGTTTATTACCTTAAAGACCAAGAAGACAAGGGATATTACTTCGATAGTCCTCAAAGCGTAGGAGACTGGGCAGGATGTCCAATTGGTAAATTATGGAAACAACTTGACCAAAGCGATTCAGCGGTAGACCGTAACAACGCAAAACAATTAAACCGAAGAGAGGTTTTCTACTCACTTGTATATGTTATAAGTGACAGTGTTAATCCTTCTAATAACGGTAAAATCAAAGTATTCAAGTACGGTAAAAAATTAAAAGCTAAACTTGACAGATACTTAGAACCAACAAGTGGACCTAAAGTTGATATATTTAACTTTTACACTG